AGCGTGAATGTTACTAATAAAAAAATTCTTCCAGAAGATTATCTAATTCCACAACCACCTAAAGTAAATAATACTACATTAAAAAAAGCATTAAAGAACGGAATTGAAGTTCCAGGAGCCGAATTAAAACAAACGGAAGGGTTGAGAATTCGATAATGAAAAACAAAATTTTAGTAACAGATAATATTTCAATCGAAATTTCTAAACACAAAATTGAAATTTTTACATTCCTTCCATTCAACATCCAAGTTAGTTTTGAAGAAACGGTTGTTGACACCTTAGACGAAGACGGGAAAGTCTTTGGTAAAAGATATCAATTAAACATTTTTGCAAAGCCTAAATATATGGATGAGTGTACGTCTGAAAGTGATGTATCATTTACGATCAGTAATTACAGAGAGTTAAAAACGTTCTGGAAGTTTGTTGAGAACAACAAAAATAACTTATTCGATATGGCAGGCTATGAAGGAGAAGTCGAAGCATGAGAATTCTAGCAATCGACCCTTCTAGCAACCAAAAGAACACATCGACCACAGGGATTGTTTTATTAGACAATGCTAAATTAGTTGATTATTGGGTTGTGAGTTATGGCATTTCTGGTTTTCGCAAATGGATGGAAGACATCGGTGAAGATATCGAATGTGATGTCGTTGTGATTGAGAAATTTGAAGCTAGGGACAACGACAAATCAAAAGACAATTCGGTATTGCAAACCATCGCTTATATACAACTACATTTCCCAGACGCTATCTTGCAGCGCAACGCAGGTTATCAAACAGATATCCCGAATGAATTACTGAAGCGACTTGGATTGTGGAAGTTTGAAAAGAGCCATCATCAGGATGTGCGTGCAGCAGCAAGGCTTGGACTGTTTTGGGCGATGAGAAACGATGTCAAAGAAGTAATCGATGATATAGGTAAGGTGGTGAATGAACATAACGTTAAAACTAAGAAAGTGGCAATCTGAAGCAATTAAAAGAAGCAAACGGACAACATACGGAATCTTCCTTGAAGCTCTTGGGGGCAGGGGTAAAACTATCTGTGCTCTAGCTATTGCAAAAGAGAAAAACGCTAAGAAAATCATCATCACAAACAATCGCCTTTCGATTCTTGAAGGTTGGAAAGATGCCATCAAAAAGATGAATTTTGATTCAGATGTTGAGTTTATCATTTCAACTGACCGAAGTATTCAAAATATGCTAAAAAAAGGCTCAAAATTCAACTGTGATGTGTTGATTATTGATGAGTGGCAGAATATGTCATCAGAGAAACAAGTGGTTTTATATCGTCGCATAAATCGAAAATACACGATAGGTCTTTCAGCTACTCCGATTCGAAAGAAAGGCCAAAATTTCTACCCCTTAGAAAAAACTATTTTTGGTTTTGCGAATCCGAATAATAAATTTGATTGGCAAAAAGCACACGGAAAAATGGTTTATGATCCATTCACTTTTTCGAAAGAAAAATGGGAGGACTTTAGAGACTATGAACGCTACGTCAATAATCTTCCAAACTTCTTTAGATGGGAAGAAATCGAAGATATCGAAAACGCCGTTGAAAACAACGGGTACGAAATTAAGTTCTATCCAGTAACGGTTGAACCTGGAAATCCAGAAATATTAGATAAGTTTAGAAGATTAAATCTTGTGACCGTAAATAACGAAACGGCAATGGCGAAACAATCTTTTGGGAGGAATACGTTTGAAAGATATCTTAACCAAACAGGAATAGAAGTAGATTTTCCAAAAATCAAACCAGTGAATGCTGATACTCCATTAATGCAAAAGCTCGATGGATTAATCAAAAGAGCACCACATGACATGCTGATTGTCAGTAAGTCAAAACAGATTGTGAATGTCATTAAAGAACGACATCCACACATAGGAATCTGGACAGGGGACATAAAAGAAGGACTCGATAGAAAAGTAGTAGTTGCTACAAACCAAGTTTTAGGAGTCGGTGTTGATGGCTTGCAGCACAAATATCAAACAATCGTTGTTCTAGATCCAGTCGAAGAAGGTTCTGGAGAATATGACGATTACCGCCAACTACTCTGGCGAATAACAGGAAGTAGACAACAACACGATGTAAACGTGATTGAATTTTATTATAAAGGAGAATGAAATTGTTTAAATTACCAGAAAACAAACCACAAGTACCAAAAGATACGCCAAGAAATTACTTCATTTATGGCGAAACCATGAGTGGGAAATCGTACCTTGCAAACGAGTTTCCTAACCCGATTGTTTTAAACACGGATGGGAATGCGACTGCTAACAGCGTTCCTAGTATTCAATTAGTGAATATTAAAAATAAAGAAGGTCGAATTACTAACTCAGTGATTAAACAATTAGGAGAAATCATATTAGCATTGCAAACTCAGAAACATTCGTATGAAACGGTAGTTGTTGATGTAATCGATGACGCGATTGAAATGATTAAAATTGCAGTTTGTGATGAACTAACTCCACCAGGTAAACCTCGATTGATGTCGTTATCTGAAATATCGTATGGAAAAGGTTATGACTTCTTCAACCAGGCTATTACGGAACTGGTTATGGACCTCAAAGCATTACCGATGAATGTCATTTACATCAGCCGTCAAATTTCAGAATATGACGATAATGGAAAGGTAACCAAAGACAAACCAAGCTTGAAAGATAAGTACGTGAACCTTATCAACGGAAATTCGGATTTGATGATCCATACAGAAAAAATCGGGAATAATTACAATCGTGAAGTTGACAGAAAACGTAAAACTTACTACGCGGACCAAGTTGATGACAAAGCGATTTTGAAAATTTTAACAACCGTTAGAGGTGCTGTTGAACCTCCTCGAAAACAACAAGCAACAACAAAACCAATTGCAAAACCAACAAAACAAGAAACAGTTGAAGTTTCTAATAATGAAGACGAATTATTTTAAAAACTAAAGGAGAAATGAAAAATGAGTTTATTAAGTATTGCAAAGAAAATTAAAGAAGATGGATTTGACCCTCGTAAAGATAGCGTAAATGGACCTGCAGCATTACCAGCCGGAGATTATACAGTAGTTCTAAAACGAGCGCAATTTAACATTTCTGAAAAAGGATGGGAAAGTTTAGGGTTCACGTTTGAAGTTCGTGATGGCGAATTTAAGGGACGTACTGAATATGTATCTTTTGGAACACTGTCTGAATGGAACGGCAAAGACCTTTCTTGGTCAGTAGAACGAACAATCAAGTTCTTTACTAAAGCAATCGAACTAGCTGGTGACAAGGTTATGAAGAATGACTTTGAAGACGGAAGAGCATTAGCCGATGCATTAGAACGTAAAGCGGTTGGTTCTTATTTCACATTAAAAATTCAAGAAACAAAAGGAAGAGAAGATAAAGTATATCGCAACTACGATATCGAAGAAGTGCCGCAAGCGCAGAATGGATTTGATATTGATGAAGATGACCTCCCATTCTAAAGTGAAAATCCTTGATGTGTGTTGTGGATCAAGAATGTTCTGGTTTGACAAAAATGAGCCACACACGACATTCATGGATATAAGAAAAGAACAGTTTGAAATTCATGGAAAGAAGGTTAATGTTCAACCAGATATCGTTGGTGACTTTAGAAATATTCCGTTTGAAGACAACCGTTTTGACCTGGTTGTGTTTGATCCTCCTCATTTAAAATGGGCTGGCCCTAATTCAATAATGAAAGCCCAGTATGGCCAATTAGACAAGCATACTTGGAAGGAAGATCTTGCAAAAGGATTTGAAGAGTGTATGCGTGTTTTAAGAGTTGGCGGAACATTGATTTTTAAATGGTCAGACTGCCAGGTAAATGTCAAAGAGGTTTTAAACGCTATTCCGTTCAATCCATTATTTGGCCAGCAAAGAGGAACAACACACTGGATGACATTTGTGAAATTTAAGTAGGAAAAGTTTATGGTATCAATGAAAGAATATGCGCTGCTGTATCAGCAAAAAGGGTTCTCGGTCATCCCGATTAGTCCTACAACTAAAAGACCATTAATTGAATTTGCGGATAAGCCACCTCTTGATGCTGATGGAATTAACGAAGTTTGGAATCAATACCCGAATGCAAACATCGCACTAAGGACTACCAACTTCTTCGTGATTGATATTGACAAACACGGACAAACCAGTGGATATGATTCGTTGAAGAATTGGGAACATTTAAACCTAATCGAACCCACACTTCATCCGGAGGTAAGCACCTATTCTATTTCAAGCGTGATGATATCCACATCAGTCAAATGATTGGATTCCTTCCAGGAGTGGATATCAAAGCGCATGAAAACAATTATGTGTTGGTTGCGCCTTCCGCTACTGACAAAGGGCAATATGAATGGGACATGGAAAAATCTCCTGAAAAAGGAACAATGATTACTCCCTCCAGGGCCTTAATTGAAGCGATTATTAAACAATACAAAATCACCAATGGACGTGAATTTGATTACAGTGATGGATTAAGGTCGTGGGTTAGTAAGGGGCGGACATCCGGAAAGACAAAAACAACGGAATTGTTTGAAATCATCGCAAATGGATTAGGCGATGAAGGTAATCGTAATGATAAGCTTGCTAAATTTGTGGGCGGATTATTATGGCGGAAGGTGGATGAGATGGATGTGCTGTCATTGGCTAAAATAGCCAATAGCAACACTCCAAATCCACTATCGATGCAAGAACTAGAGAACACAGTAGTAAGTATGATTAACAAAGACAGGAGGTGATTGTGATTGGCGAAGTAGTGAGTTTTTATAAGGATTATGAACCGATAAAAAATAGTAACGGAAATTTAAAGACGAACAGTCCAGTAAATGTGTTAAACGCATTTCGCGCTGATGATCAGTTAAATCTCTATCTGAAGCATAACGAATTCTCTCAAGAGCATGAATTAACAAGAGACATCCAACTTGGAAACACGCTTTTAAAAAAGGGGGAATTATCTTCAAATTTTGATTCGGTAGTCAAAGTATATTTTGAAAATGTCACGGGTGCTGCATTTACATCTCAAGCAATGACAGATGGCATGGAAACCTTCTTATCTGAACGGTCTTACAATCCAGTGAAAGAGTATATGGAAGAAGCTGAGAAGAACTGGGACAAACGAAAACGCATCGGACAAATGCTGCAAGTCTACCTTGGTGCCAACCAAGACCCTCTAGTATCAAAAATTGCTGAAATGTGGATGGTAGGTGCTGTTGCTAAAGTGTATGAGCCTTATGTCAAATTTGACTACGTTCTAGACTTAGTAGGTGGCCAAGGTGTTGGTAAAACTTCTTTTTTACAAAAAATAGGCGGTCATTGGTACACGGATGCGGTAACTGATTTTGCAAACAAGGATAATTACGACATCATGCTGAAGCATTTGATAGTGAATGATGACGAAATGGTTGCTAGTGACCGCATGAGTTTTGCGGAAACAAAATCGTTTATTTCAAAAACGAGCTTACGATTCAGAAAACCGTATATGCGCAGAACGCAGGAATTCGCAAAAAATTTCGTTTTAGCACGCACAAGCAATCACGTTGAATACCTCAAGGATAAAACAGGTGAACGCAGGTTCTTACCTGTACTAGCTAGCAATGACAAACAGAAAAAGCATCCTATGAAGATGACGGATGAAGTCGTAAAACAAATTTGGGGCGAAGCCGTCACCATTTATAAAAGCGGTGTGGATTTAATGTTTGATGAAGAAACGGAAGCGGAATTAGTTGAATATCGTGAACAATTCATGTTCAGAGATGAGATTGAACTTCAAATTCTTCAATACTTAGAAATGCCCGTTCCTAAAGATTGGGAAAGTAGAACAACAACTGATCAGTATATTTATACGACTAAATATTTTGCAAATAGTCCTGACTGGACTTCAGGAGGACAACCGATGAATCGAGTGGCTACTCGAGAAATTATGTTCAATTTGTTCCATAAAGAATCGAACGACCAAAAACTATCTAGAAAGATTAGTTTCATTATGGATAATTTACTAGATTGGAAGAAACAATCGTACAAAGTTAATGGAAAAACAACAAGAGGTTATAAAAGAATTTTACCTTAAAAAAGGTTACACCAGACGTGTAACCTTTGGGAAAAAATGGTGTCTACGTGTAACCTTTTACCACATGTAGTTACACGTAGGTTACACGTTTTTTTTGTTACGTGTAACCCTTATAAATGTTGATATATCAATGATTATAGATACTTTTTATATAAAAAGTTACATGTTTACATGTTTTTTTTAGAAAAAGTATATTGTAAGTATAAAACCTTATTAAATCAACATTCTTATATTTTTATTTTATATTTTTCGAAAAAACGTGTAACCATGTAACCTCGGTTAATTTTAAGTAAAAAATAGTAAAGGAGTGATGCTCATGAATAGTATAAATTTGTATGTCATTAGAGATGCGAAGAATCCGCAATGGTACTTCCAACGTATCGAAGACTACTCAAGTATGATGGGTTATCTTGCTAAGAATCATCCACGATATACGCATAAATTTACAACTGACATTAAACAAGCGATGCATTTTAAAACACCAAATGAAGTCTTGGATTTTATTAAAGAACATTCTATCGAAGGGACTATCGTTAAGGACCCGTATCAAGAACGAGTTAGCAAAGTGGCTTTTAAGTATATGGGTGAGAATTACGGTGAAGCTATCAGTTACATCCATGGAATGATTGAAGATTCAAGCGAAAAGATGTTAGCTGCTTCCAAAGCGTTAAAAGTGAATGCGAATACGCTAATCAAATTTATGAAAGACCCGTACGCGGTTGCAGCTCATATTCGAGATCGAATTGTAGAAAATTTGGTGAATCTAGAAAAGGCGGTGAAGTCAATTGGTTAAAGACGAATTAAAGAAATTAAAAGACGATGTACATTACTTGATTGTGGCTCATTGCAAGTACAAGGATATGTCGATGTATGACAGAGCGTTGAAACAGTTTCAAAAAGATATTAACTATGGACAGTTAGAAGAGATGAGCTATGATGAACGATTCGCTTTCTTGATTGGATTTGAGACATCGTTGAAGGCAATAGACAATGCGATGAAATTAAGTGAACAGTTGAAGAAAAATCCTGAAATGATTGAATGGCCGACGAGGTTAAATCCTGATGACTATAAATATTGATGAAATTCTTAAAGCTTATGAAAAGAAATACGGCAAACTCGAAGTTGATGGATATTATGGCGAACAATGTACTCTAGAACAAGCTGGAGAGATTCTATATCAAGGTATAGGACAATGGAAAACATATAGAAAAGTATGGGAATGCAGCAAACGAATCCTAGATGTAGAGGAGAAAAAAGATGGAAAATAAAAAACAAGACGAAAAATCGTTGGAAGATTTATTGAAGGCAGCTGATGATTTTCGAAAATGGGCTATTGATTTTGGAAACGAATTATCAAAAGTATTAGCTGATATTCAAACTTCTAAGAAAGAGGAAGATGCATGGGAGATGAAATGCCCGTATAAGATTGGAGATAATTACTGGATAATTTGTGACAGTGGGGAATTTGAAAAGGTAATCTGGAATGACAACAACCTAGACAAGGAAGTATTCATCGCAGGTAACGCCTTTCTAACTAGAGAAGCAGCCGAACTCGAATCAAAACGTAGAAACCTACTCACACGATTCGGAGCGTTCAGAGATGAATGCAATGATGACTGGGAAGCTGATTGGACGAATGGTTTTGAAGATAAATTTTTTATGAGCTTTAATATTTTTTCCGATACCTTAGATGTTCGTAGAGCAGGAGTAGTTAATGGTTTTTATATTTTCGGCTATTTTAAAAATGAAAAAGACATCAAACGTGCCATCGAACTCTTTGGGGATGAAATCAAAGAACTGTTTGTGGAGTGTGAGTAGTAATGGAGATTATGAGTAAGGTTATATGCCCGTATTGTGAAAGCAGGCTAGACATAGAAAGCATGCTCACATTGGAAAAATTAAAAGAAATAGAATTCTATCTTACCTGTCCAAAGTGTAATAAAGCGTTCTCGAATTTTGCGAAAACAGAAATAAGAATACACGTAAGCAGTATTGAAGAAAGAATTGAGAAAGAAAAAGATTCTTTATTATTTTGGGAGAAATCTAAGATAAAAGGCGATGAATTTAAAAGTGCTGTAATTAAATCACGAAAACAAACTATTCAAGAATTAGAATTGATTAAGAGAAGAAACGATAAGGTGGTTAGGAAATGAAAACAATCAATGAAATAACAGATGATGAATTGATTTTTAATGAACGGTGCGAATTCCAATTATATGGTTATGAGCTAAAACGTGAATGGAACTCATTAAGTGTAGATGATAGAAGCAGTTTTCGAACTTCTAAAGAAAGAACAATCAAGTTATCTGCTGAAACTGTATTAGATTGGATATATGAAAGCATGGATTCAGAAGGTTATGAAGACATGATTAGTTATTTGTGGAATGACACGACTGAAGAATTTAAACAAAGGGTGCAAGCGTTACTTGATGAAATTTCTAATTTTCCAAGTGCGAAAGTCTACGATATTGATGAGCCTATCAATCCTTATGTGGATTTAGAGGAGAATTAAATGAAAATTTTAACGCAGATTATTGGCAGTTTGATTGTAGTATCGCTTTTGGAATTGATAAGAAGAGAAAGCGAACTTGCAGCGTTCATAGTTGGTTTGATTATGGTTATTGTACTTTTGGTTCTTTGCGTTTTAGAAATATTCGGGGTTATGGCTTTTTAAAGGAGTGATGTAAATGATTAAACCAAGAATATTAGATAAAAACCAGTTAATTATGAGAGAGCTAATTGGAACAGCAACTAACGAAGAAAACGGTGAAAAAATTGAAATTAGTAGAAGTTTAAATGGAATGAGTATCATTGTAAGATACAAAGGTGAATCTGTAACTTGGAATGTAAAAGACATGGTTGAAAAGTCAATAGAATTAATTGATGGTGAAGATTTAGAGGAGGAATAACGATGTGTTTTGCGGTGACGGTATTTAGTGTGATTATAATGTTGCTTATATCTGTAATACTGTTCGCCTTACTCTTCGGTTGCGCTCCTATTATCGCCTATATCGTTAATTGGCTTGGGGATGTTATTACTGGAGTAGTCGAATGGATTGGGGATATTTTTAGGGATTAGATTAGAAACTTTATTGTGAGGTGAATAATGGACGATAGATGTTATTACAGACTATGTGCTGGAATTATTGAAAGAGCGGTTGATGATTACAGAACGTCTCTAAGGTATTTGATGCACAA